CCGTGGCGAGGACGGTCTTCAATCAATCCCAGATGGTAGACGACCTGATGCGCTTCCGCTGATTGAAAAAGCAGATCAGCTATGGGATCAACTCATGATTCTGATTCAACAAGATCACGAGTATAAGACGCTCGTGATTGATAGCGTAACTGCGCTGGAGCGGATTTTCATCCAGAACATTTTGGATGCTGACCCCAAGAAACCAGCATCAATCAACCAGGCTCTTGGCGGATACGGCAATGGTGCTGCCGCTGTAGGGGCAATGCACCAGCGCGTGCGTAAAGCATGTGGTGTATTGCGCGACCGAAAAGGTATGCACATCGTCTTCATTGCCCACGCTGAAACTGAAACCATTACGCCCCCGGACGATGAAGACTATACGCGCTACAGTCTTCGCTTGGGCAAGAAGTCTATCGCCCCCTACGTTGATGACGTAGATATGGTTGCATTCGTTAAGCTTGCAACATTCACGATGGGCGAAGAGGGCAAGCGAAAGGCTATCTCAACAGGTGAGCGTGTTGTGATTGCCCACGCCACGGCTTCAAATGTATCTAAAAACCGCTACGGAATTGAAGAAGACATTCCATTTGTAAAAGGTGTGAATCCGTTTATTCCTTTTATTCCTTCGCTTCGATCTAATCGATCTAAGCCTTCTGTAGCAATCAAAGCTGCACTAGAGGCTGCAAACCAACCAATCACCGAATCTAACTAAGAGGAATCTATCATGGCAAATTTTTGGGACTTATCCGACGGCTCACAAGCCGAGCAAACAAACACTTTCGACTCTGGAAGCATTGTTCTCATCCCTGACAATACAACAGCCTTAGCCGTTATCGAGGAAGCCTCATGGAAGACTGGCTTTGAAGGCGCACCCGACCTAATCTCAATTCGCTGGAACATCGTCAAGCCCATTGAGTTTAAGGGGCAGAAGGTATTCCAAAAAATTAAGGTGAAGGATGACGACGCAAAGGTATCTGACAAATCCAAGCGCATGTTGATGGCGATTGACATGAATGCCGGTGGGAAGCTTGCAAAGCTGAACAAAGAGCCGTCCGACAATGATCTGATGGCAAACCTCATGTACAAACCTATGGTCATTAAGATCATGGTGTGGAAGATGAATGACAAGGAAGGAAACTGGGTATCAGCCGTAGCTCCCGTAAAAGCAGGAACAGAAGTTCCAGTTCTAGAAGTGCCTAAGCAGACCAAAAAAGCCGATGACTTTGGCGATGTTCCTTTTTAATTGATTGCATTTTTAATTGATTGCATTGCCACGGATATATTCCGTGGCTTTTTTTGAGGAATAAATTATGAACACACAAGAAATCAAACAGCGCACACAAGAATGGTTTGAATCACGTAAGGGGCGCGTGACTGCGTCTAGCGTTGGAGCAATCCTTGGCCTATCGCCACACATGACATCCGGCGACGTGCTACGAATGATGGTGCGCGAATACCACGGCGCTGAGCGCGAGTTCAAAGGAAACGCAGCGACCGAGTGGGGAACTATTAACGAGGATGCTGCAAAATGGGAATTTCAGATAGAGCACGGAATCACGATTAGCGAGTGCGGGTTTTACACGTGGGGCGATTGGGCAGGGGCTTCACCTGACGGGATTCTAAACGTTGAAGATGAAGGAAAAGATTTAACCATCATCGAAATTAAATGCCCATATGGGTTGAAGGACAATAAAGAGCCAGTATTCAAAACGATTGAAGAACAGCCACACTACTACGCACAAATTCAGTTCCAACTCTATTGCGCAGATATGGCACAGTGCTATTTTTACCAATGGACACCTTACGACACAAAGACTGAAATAGTTGGAGTTAACGATGAATGGCTGCGTGAAAACATTCCTAAGCTGGAAGAATTTCACAAAATCTACCTATCCGAGCTTAACAACCCTGAACACCTCGAGCCAAGGCGCAAGTCCATTGAAACCATTGAGGCACGTCAACTCCTTTCTGAATATGACCGCCTAAGCCATGAAATCGACCTGGCTGAACAAGCCAAAAAAGACATCATGGATGACCTTGTCAAGATTGCAGGAGATAAAGACGCTCTTATTTGTGGCCGCAAGCTTACCAAGGTTGAAAAGTCCGGTGCTGTATCGTATGCCAAAGCAATCAAGGCGTTACTGCCAAGCGCAGACCTTGAACCCTATCGAGGCAAGCCTAGTATTTTTTGGAAGTTGACATGAAGCTTCGCCCCTACCAGCAACTTGCGCATGATTCGGTGATGGGTTGGGTGCGCTATTCTCGTGAGCCATGCTTGATTGAGGCCGCAACAGGCGCTGGGAAAAGCCTCATTATTGCTGCATTGGCTGAAAGTATGCGCACCATATCAGGCGGAAAGCATGTTTTATGCCTAGCCCCAAACGCCGAGCTAGTTATACAGAATCGTGAGAAGTATTTGGCCACTGGAAACTCTGCCAGCCTTTATTCAGCATCGGCTGGCCAAAAGTGCTTGCGCTATCCTGTTGTATTTGCAACTCCTGGCACATTCAAAAGCAAGGCGTACGCGATTGGCGAAAGGTTCTGCGCTGTTATTGTTGATGAGGCGCATCGCATATCGCCCGTGATCATCAACATCATTGAAGACATGAAGGAAAAAAACCAAAACCTTCGCGTTATTGGTCTATCAGCCACACCATACCGCATGGGCACTGGTTACATTTACCGCATGGATGAAAAGGGGCGTGCAAACAGTGATACCAAGGCGAAAGACCCGTATTTCACGGCGAAAGTATTCACGATTACAGCCAAGGAGCTTATCGGGAAAGGATTTCTAACGCCACCAGTGATTGGATCAATTAACGGTGAACATTACGATGCGAAAAGCCTTGAACTCAATTCGCGTGGGCAATTCAACGCAGCAGACATCGACCGCGCATTCGTTGGGCATGGGCGCAAAACGTCGGCCATTGTGAACAACGTGGTTGAACAGAGCCGCAGCAGAAAAGGCGTGCTTTTGTACGCTGCCACTGTTGCCCATGCCTATGAAATTCTTGCGTCACTGCCTAAAGAACTATCCGCTATCATTACGGGTGAGACACCGGCCAAGGAGCGTGCAGATATTATTGCGCGTTTCAAGTCACAAAAAATAAAGTACCTGGTTAACCGTGACGTGCTTACTACGGGTTTCGACGCGCCCCATGTAGATGTGATTGCGCTGCTACGCGCAACTGAGTCTGAGAGTTTATTACAGCAGATTGTCGGGCGAGGCATGAGGCTATCGCCGGATAAAGAAAACTTTCTAGTTCTGGACTACGCAGAAAATATCGAGCGCCACTGCCCGGATGGTGACTTGTTCAATCCTGACGTTAAGGTGAGAGGTGGCGATAGCGAAGCTGGTGAACTTGAAGTGCATTGCCCACTATGCAGCACCATTAACTCATTCACGGCGCGTCCTAATCCTGAAAACTATGATGTGACAAAAGACGGGTACTTTTCACTGCATGGTGGCGTTATTGAAATAGGTTTCGGTGACAAAAAATACCCGCTTCCTTCACACTTTGGGCGGCGATGCTTTGGCGAACACAAAGATGGATCAAGATGCGAGTACCGATGGAGCGCCAAAGAATGCCCCGAGTGTGGTGGCGATAACGATATTGCCGCTCGGTATTGTTCGCATTGCAAAGCCGAACTTATAGACCCAAACGAGAAGTTAATCGCTGATTTTGTGGCGGCTAAAAAAGACCCTGAAAATGTGCAAACGGACAAAGTACTAAGTTTTTCAGTGTCTGACCACATTACTCAAAAGGGCGAATCATGGAAGAAAATAACCGTTCAAACTGAATACCGATCATTCAGGGTGTTCATGAATCCGAATCGAAAAGAGTATGCTAAGGTTATTGAAGTCACACATGATGGAAAGAAACCATATACTGTTACGTACCGCAAAGAAAAATCAAGCACGTTTTTCAAAATCCTAGCCTTCAACCTGCCCGAAGATGTTGCACCAAATGCAAAGTAAGAAAACAATCACGACGAAAAATAAAAAGCCAATGCCAACCGAGCATGCTGAACAAGTCCACTTTGTTCAATGGATGGAAAAGAATCATCCAGGCGTTCGATTATTTGCGATACCCAATGGCGGATTTAGGCACGCAGCTACAGCAACGAAACTCAAAGATGAAGGCGTTCGCCCAGGTGTGCCAGACATAATGATACCCGCGCTTCACCTGTTCATTGAAATGAAACGGGAAAAAGGCGGGCGCTTGTCTGCTGAGCAAAAGGACTGGATAGCGTACCTAAAAGAATGCGGCTATCAAGTAGAAGTATGTGCTGGCTCGCTTGAGTCAATCGCTGTAGTTAATAATTGCTTTGCACATACATAGCAGGACATACCTTTAAGCCAAACGCGCAAAGGATATTAGTGGGATTACTTCCAGTCTGTATAGTTGAAAGTCTACGACTGGGCGATTTTTATTTGACCGTACCCCAGTCATGTTTTTTATCGAGTTCACGCGCTCGAATTGTGATGGTTGCGTTGGACTTTTTAAGTTCGTGCCGAGCTTCTTGCGCAGGTGTCTTGGTGTTTTTTGCTGGATTTTCGCCATTAACCATATGTGCCACCGCGTTGGAAAAGTTTCCATTCCATAGCGAAAGATTGGCTTTTGGAAAGTTCTTAGGCACCCATGTTTGAACTCTTTCCACCATGAGCTGATGTTTTATTATCCCGTGATCGCTTGCCGTCTTGTTAAGATCGGCAAAGTCTATGTACCCCTTGTGCCCTCCTACGCAACGTACTGTTTCTATTAGTTGCAAATCAAGCTGCCATGCACGGACAATTTCTTCCGCCATTGTTTTAGTTAGTTTCATTCGTCATCCTAAACACAGTGATTTTCATTTCAGACTTACTCCTGCAAGGATGCTGAATGCGACTGCCGCTTGGAGCGGGACTTGTGCGTTACCGAGTCCTTTGATTCTTCCGGATCGGTCTTTAATTCCGGCCGCAACTCGCCCAATGTCTGGCTCGCTTTGCCACCAGCCCGAGTGAACCCCAATGGGAATCCCATCAGCCACTCCACCCACGCCGGATTGAGCTGGCCGATCTGACCACTGCGGATCATTGCTCCTGGTATGCTGTCCCGATCCGCTTGTGATGGCGGAAGGGTACTGTTTTTCGCATCCTGTGCACTTGGTGTTGACCACATCATAACCACAGTCGCAAGTCCGCCCCCGCTGGTCGCTGAACATCCCTTGCGGTTGTGGTTCCCATTTACTGTTGGTGTCGGCCACATCTGCATATTTGAAACCTGATCCCTTAGATTCGCTGGCTTGATCCTGCCCGGCCTTGTAATCGTCGCTTCCCTCTCCAATGCTTTTGATGACTTTGGAGGCATCGAGTCTAGCGTGTTCGGTGTTGCCCATTGTTGCCATGCACCACCATCGTTCACGCTTGTGATTCGCCCCAACGTCGGCAGCAGATAAACACAGCCATTGCGCGTTATAGCCGATTTCAAAGATGTCTTTTGCGATAACTTCGAGGTAGTCTTTTGACTTAGATGTGATGGCTGCAACATTCTCCAAGAAGATGATTCGCGGTCGAACAATACTTGCGATTCGTAAAACTTCCCGGTAGAGACCGCTTCGTGTATCGCCCCCAATCCCTGCCTGACTTCCGGCGTTGCTAATATCTTGGCAAGGGAATCCTGCATGGATGATGTCCACTCGGCCGGTGTATTCGGATGGATCGAACAGCCGAACGTCACCCTCGTGCACATGCAAGTCTGGGAACCAACCACCTGCGGCTCTCTCTTGCAGGACTTGGCAGGCGTACTTATCCCACTCAATAGCAACGATTGGTTTGTGTCCGAGGATAAGATCGGAAAGCAAGCCGCCTCCGATGCCGGAAAAAATGTGCATTGTTTGCATAGCTCTTCATCCCTCATTCATCAGCCTCGACACAGTGACTACAAACACCGTATCCAATGGGTGCCCTATCGTTTCGATCACTGCATTTAATGCACAGTGCTTCGCCACGCATTGGATTCATTGCCCCATTAACCAGCACGTTCTGAATCTGGTTTTCGAGCCAAAGCTCTGAAAGCTCGCTGGCTTTGTCAAGGTTATCGCTATCGTTCATTGTTTTTTACCCAACTGCTGGCTTTCGAGGTAGCGAATCACTTTGCTAATCATCGAGTATTTCGGTTCAGTCACACCCATGCACATCCAACCGTAAAGCTGGGAATAAGGCACGCCCGCAGATTTTGCTACCGCCTTCAGGTTGTAGTCTTTTAATTTCAGTTTAATTTCTTCAATGTCCACAAAAAACTCCTTTGTCTTGACGGTGACATGCTAACAAACTCAAACAAAAAGTCAACACCTAAAAATAAATCACGCAAACACAAAAAAAGTTGTTTACACAGATTAATTGCCATGTAAAATGCCTAGCCATCGAAGCACAACAACTTCGATGCCAATCCGGGGCAGTCCGGCAGAGTAAACAAAGTGAAAATTAAATTCTCGGCAATAACCGACCCAGACAAAATTATGGATGCAGTCCATAAAGATGTCTTCAATCTACGGTACGTTCCTGAATCACTCATAACTGAGGAAGTGGCAATGGCCGCTATGCTGGAAGACGGCTACATGCTCCAGTACGTTCCAGACACGCTCAAGACTGAATCCTTGTTGCTTGCCGCTGTCAATCAAAACGGCGAATCACTCCAGTGCGTGCATGGATCTCTTATGACTGAGGCCGTGGTACTGGCTGCTGTGCAGCAAGACTGCTACGCACTCCGGTAC